GCCGTTGTTCATGGCGCGAAGAATATAACCGAGGCCGCCAGCAAAGGCAGAAAAGACGACGTAAGCGAGCCCCTTGGCCCACGTCGCGAATTGGTTCAGTGCTTCCCCTGTAGCGTCCATCTTACCAATCAACCTCCGCGACGTTGGGCGGTTGCATGCCGATCGAATCGAGTGCCAGCACCTTCGCCGCGGCCATGCCCTTTGTCACGTAGCCTTTGCCCATCGGGTCCAGGCCAGCGTTCTGCTTGTACTGGATCGACCCATCGCGCCACAGCACGAGGTTGTCGTCCTTCCCCGCCGCGGCCGGCCACAGGATCGTCATGTACAAGTCACTCTGCGAAGCAACGCGGGCGGCGTAGCGTTGGAGATACTTGAACACCACGTCGAGTTGCTCGACGGCCGTCATCGCGGCCAGCTGCGGCAGCGTGTAGCCCAGCTCGCTCGCCTGGGTCGGCCCGAACTGGATCAGTCCGGTAAAACCGCTGAGCTTGTTGCGGATGTCGGGCGCGAACGTGCGGCCCGTCTCGAACGCCATCGCGTTCATCGTCCAACGGGCGAAATCGAACGGCTTGTTGAGCGCTTGGGTCAGCTCGACGACGCGCGCCGCGAACGCCGGCCCGGTCTTTCCCGCCCAGGGGAGTTGGAGTGTGGTCATAGCCGCTTCCGTAGCTCGGAAATGAGGAAAGGGATCTTGCCAGTGCGCGATCCGAGGAAGCGATGCACCTCCAGCTCCAGTTCGACGAGCAACGCGTGGGCTTCGTCGGGGGCGCTCGAGGCTACCTGCGCCAAGGGAGAGGCTTCCGCGGCCTGCACCGGGGGTTTCTGCGGCTCGTCGAGGGGCGTCGAAGCGGCAGACGGTGCAGGCGCGGCGGAAGGTGGTGCGGGATTGCGCGCTGGCAGTCCCTTGCTTTGACCCGGCTCAAGGCCGAGCCAGCGTGAAAGGAAGCTCATGGCGAGCCCTCGATCGCAGGAGTTGGGCGGAGCGTATCAGGGGATCACGCGTTGTGCACGTGTTCGGTTCGACGGGACAACGGCACGACGGAACAGCCACGTCGGGGCGGCGTAACCACGTCTCATCAAGTGAGAGACGCAAAGGGTTGTTTCGTGTGTGCTGAGTGTGCTCTGAGGATCGTTATTTGTAGACTAAGTCGTTGATTCTATTAAGAGGATAGCTACTATACTTCTTATTATTATTAATATAGATATATGTATGTACAGATATTCACCGCAACCCCTGTAGCGCTCCGTGTAGCGCCGGGATTCTGGGATTCCCAGCGACTTTTAGGCTTGAAACCTCAAACACTTTCGGGTAACGTCACAAATCAATCACTTAGCGTACACGACGTTACCCCTTTGCTTTTTGGTCCGTGTAACCTAAAAACCTGCCAAGGATTACAAGGAGTTAGGCCGAAATGAACCCCGCAAAACGCGCTTTGAAGGACCGCGACGACCAGCTTTTCTACATCGCAACCGTTCTAGGACTGAAACGGTACGATTCAGCTCGCCCCTGCGATCGCTGCAACGGTAAGGAACGCTACGTCTCCAATCGCGGTTGCGTGATCTGTTCCGTCGCTCGGAACTCCGGGAAGGCCGCCAAGCAACGCCGGCACGCCATGGCTCTGACCCGGGAGGAAGCGCGCACCGCTGGCCAGCGCTATTACTTCCCGATTCACCGCTGCCGGCACGGCCACAAGTCCCGGTGGAGCGTCCGCTTCAACGAGTGCATGATGTGCGTCCGCAAGGAAGCGAGCCGCGATCTGCATCGCCGGCTGAGCGCCGCTGAGCAACACGCCGCGGATCTCGAGCGCCTGCCGTCGACGGCGATGACCGAGGAACAGATCCTCCGCCTCGCGGAATAACCGCGCCGATCGCCCAACTCACGCACAAAACAAGCGCCTGGCGGCAACGCTGGGCGTTTTTGCTGCGTCCGTTAGTTCATATTTTGCGAACTTTTGAACTGCGGATGTGTGAAAAAAGGCATCCGCGCGGTCCGCTGCGGATTTGGCACGAACTTTGCACCCACCCCACGCCCTGGCCGAGCGACCGTTGTGCACTGCCGCATGACGAGCGCTTTATAATGCGCTAACGCATTGATTTGTAACGGTTTGTAGCGTGCTGGATCGACACGTCTAGCGTATCCACGATCAAGCGTGCGCCTGGTACGCCCTGGACAGCGCTGGTGCTGGACGTAACGCGGTCGAACGAGCACGACGGATCGCAGCGCACGCTGTAGCGCTGTCTATCGGTGGTGCTGGTGGAGTGATGCGATACGTGCCGGCCTTGCCTGGTGCACGCCTGCCGCGCCACGTCACAACGTGCGCAGGTTTGTCACTAAGTGACGCAATGCGGCGCATGTACGGCGCTACCTGGTGCGCAAGCGTGGCCGTCTAGTGCGGTGCGGACAGTTGGCACGGGCGTTGCATTGGTATCTGCACCTAACCGGAGATACCGCAATGAGCCTGCAACCCCTGAACGCCCGCACCGCATTGGAACTGTCCACCAAGAAACGTTGGGCCGCCCGTAGCGCCATCAGTGACGCTCAGCGGCTCAAGGCCGATGGGGATAACGTCGCTATGGTTGCCGCGCTGGACGCCGCCCGTGCGTTCATTCAGAGCGCACGCGACCTATACGAATACGCCATGCGTACCGGTTCGCTCAGTCATCACTATGTGCGTGCTGGTGGCGGCCGGTGGCACGCCCGTCTTGACGTTGACGGCATGTGCGCTTGGATATCCGGCAAGCGCTATGCGCAACGCCAGAGCGCTCAGCGCGCCGCCGGTAAGGCGATGGCGCAGTGGGTGACGGCATGAGCCGCCACGCCAGCTATGGTCGCTATTGCGCCGAGACAATCGCGGATTTGCGCGATCAAGCTAACGAGTTTCGCCAGCAAGCCGTAGCGGCACACGTTCTAGGCGACGCGAAGCGCTACGCCGTGTTGTGCCGCTACGGCGACGATGCGCGAGAAAGAAATCGCCGAACGTGAAGCCGCTCGCGAACGCTTGGCACGCGCCTTGCATTCATCTCAGCACTAACCCACCGGAGCACGCCGCCATGTTTCTCGCCTTCCTCGCTATCGTCATCGTCACAGGTGCATCGCTGGGTCTGGCCGTGGTGCACGCGCTCCGCATCCGCTAAAGGACACAACGCAATGAGCAATAAAGAGACTTGGTATTGCGCCGCGTGCGGCTCGCTGGACATCCGCCACGATGCCGTCGCGGCATTCAACCCTCACACCCAGGAATTTGAAGTCGTGGCCGTGCTGGACGATACGTGGTGCGAGGATTGCCTCGCGGCGGATGACTCCGGCAACAACACCGGGGAACCGGCTTTTGGTATCCCTGGCGAAACGAACGAATGCGCCGACTGACCCGCCGCGTCACACATTGACGCAATCGTCAATCTAACCGACAATCCACGTCACTTTGGAGTCTGACCATATGCAAACCTATTTGAACGAACTCACCGATGCGGAACGCGAGGCCGTAGAATTCGCGCTTGATATTTTCCGCGACGCCTGCGCTGAATTGACTATTAAACTTGCGGGCGATGACCGCGCAGGGAATGCCGCCGAAGCGTTGGCGGTATACCTTCACGCTAGCCGCAGCGAAAGCGGGGAGTGATAGTCATGTCCGTCCTGTCTATCATTCGCAACCTCTTGCCGCTCGCTATTGCAAAGGCGGAAAACCTTCGCGAAGCCGCGAACGGCGATGCAGAGTTTGGCGACCTCGCCGACCGCGCTACCGCCGCCGTTGTGGCCGCCCAGCTGGCACTGGACAGCGAGGAACCGCTCGCACGTCTCATTGAGGCCGCCAAGCCTTTCAGGCGTTGCGGATGCAAGCCGCTGACCTCTCAGGTTGAGGCATTGCGTGACGCGCTCGCCGCGTTTGGAGCGTGACGCCATGGCACGCAGCTACCAAGTAACGTTGCCGGGCTATAACGGCGCAACCGATGAGACGGATCACCTTGTGAAATGGGTCCGCGCGGATTCTCTCAGTGCAGTGCTTGTGTGGGCTCCGCAAGGGTCCATCGTGGAAGAATTGGACTTTAATGTGCCAGCCGAAGAAGCAGACGTCATCCTTTGCTGAGTGATTGGCACGTGCCTTGCATTCTGTTTAGCACCTACCTAGAGATTACCGCCATGAGCCGTCGTGACCGTCACCCCTACCCGTTCCACGTTGGCGCAACGTGCGCCCCGCAAATCGTCGCGAGTCTGAGCAAGCCGCGCAAGTCTCCGTGGCCCGTCGTGGCATTCGTCACGGTGTTTATCTTTGCCGCTGCGTTTGCGCTGCGCCACGCGCTGTAACCGTCTAGCCGTCCAATTAATTTAAGGAATTCCTGCCATGTCTCACGAAATCAAAGAACGCGCCGGCTCGATCAACGGCGTTGAAGGCCGATTCAATAACGCTCACGCTCGCACCTCTCAATTGTGGGATTCGCAGACATGGGTTAGCGAAGCGCGTGCCGTTAGCGGCTATGGCGTACCTGCCGTGCTCCGCGTTGATATCCGCTTTGATGACAACTGCAAAAATGGTCACAATGACTTCGCGATTACTGGCGACGTTCGCACGGCAAGCGGTCGCGGTCGCGACGATGGATGGCTGGCCGGCGGTTGTCTTCACGACGACATCGCAAAGGTTTTCCCCGAATTGGAGCCGCTAATTAAGTGGCATTTGAGCGGGTCGAACGGTCCGATGCACTACATCTCCAACACTGTTTATCACGCGCAATGCGGCAAGTTGGATTGGGCGCGCAAGTCAGCCGTGTGGCCTGAAGCGCTGGACGATGATTTGACTTCGCCGCCGGAAATGCTCAAGGCCGCGCTTGCCACACGCTTGCCCGCGTTGCTGGATAGTTTCCAGCGCGACATGATCGCCGCCGGTTTTGCATGGTCGCCGGAGTCAGTCGCATGAACATGGCACAAATCCGCGAACGTATCCGTCGCGCTTATGGCTCACCGCGCGCCGTGGCAATCCGCCAGCCTGCTAACGCCGATGAGCGCGCGATAGGTGGCGCGCAAGTGTGGGGCTTGAACGCTAACAAGCGCTGGTATTGGATCGGCTCGTTTGGCGAGGTATGCAAAGCGCTAGACATCACGCTCATTCCGCAGGGAATAGAGTCTGTCCGCTATCATCGCGGGCCTACGTCAAGCGAACTGCGTTTTGGGGAAGGTGCGATTCATTACGCGGACTTCAGCATAGAGGACTGCTGCCACGAGGGCACGAGGCTAGCGCGTCAATGGTTTGTATCTCCGTTCGACGGCCTGCGTTACTACCGCTAACAGTCTCAGCGTGAAGCGCCCCTAACGGGGCGTTTTGCCGTGCGACTGGCACGCAACACCGGAGCGGCTACACATGGCCGGTACCTTTGAACTCTTGCGCCAATCGAAGCGCAAGTTACGCATTACCGCGTGCGCCCACGTCAACGCGGAGAAATTGCTACGCCCGCACGTTGCCAGTGTGGCCGAAACGCTCGCCATGCTCCGCGCTAATCCGCTGGGCGTGGTGCGTATCGATGAGGACACCCTTATTCGTTATAACCCACGCGACGACGGCGCGCCGGTGAGGAGCGAGCGCACCGTGGGTGAGTATCCGCCACGTGAGGCAACGCCATGAGCGCGGCACGCATACGTCATCTGGAGTTGGCTTTACTAGACGTTGGCCGTTGTTGCGAGGCGTATCTAGGCGCCATTGCAGATTGTGAGGCGCGCGGCCACACGGCAAAGATCAAGCGCTACCAAGGATTTCCGGAGAGGTATTCAGAGCTAGCGTTTATCTATTCCGCAGAGCTAGTAAAGATACGCGAGCAAGCGAGCCGGTAACAGCGTGAAGCGCATCCAAGCGGTGCGCTTTGCCGTGCGACTGGCACGCAACACCGGAGGCCGCCATCGTGGCCAGAGATACGACACCGGAACAAGACGCGGCAATAGCCGCGCGGCTCCGCGCGTTCGGCGCTAGTACTAGGGCGGCGGGTCTTACGCTACAGCAGGCCGCGCAATCGTTCAGCCGTGCGTCGCATAGCTTGCAATCGCTCTGCTACGACTGGCGGCGCACCTATAGAAACACAGAGGGCTACCCGCTGCGGTCGCCTCACTGGCGTTTGCGACACCCCGACGACGTGCAATAACGCATGCGGTAACGCACCAAACCGGCACGCATCCGAGCATGCCGCTACGCAACAGAATGGATACGGCCAGGGACGGCCAAGACGTGTTGCAACACGAGAAAGGGCTCGACACCAATTCGGTTTTGTGCAACGCGATTTCCCGCGCGGACCAAAATCCAAATGTGCGTCGAGCCCTCAATTTTTGGGCAAAAACCAAAATCGCTTTGTGCGCGCTGCTCGCGAGGTTTTTCCAAAATCGCGTTGTGCAACGAGGTTAGAAGGCCTCGCCAAATTCGAACCAGACGTGCGACGAGTTATCCGTAAAGTGACGAATCTCGACGGTTGCTTCGGGGATCAACTCACCCTCTCGCAGATTCGGGAAGCTCGGGTGATACACCGTGTAAATCGTCGTGTCGACGTGCAGATGGTACTCCAGGCCGACCACGATCGTTTGCGGCGGGAACAACGGCATTCCGCGCTCGGCGCATTGAGCGATAACGGTATTTGCGCAACGGACGCGCATCAGTTTATTGAGTCTTAACATCACACACTCCCTTTATTTTCTATCAGCAACACTTCGCGCGAGTTGTTCGAGCAGTAATCAGCGCCTTTGTCAGACAGCCCGTACCAAACGAGGAAATGCCGACCTTTGTCGGGTCCACGCGACGGTGAGCACCGCCAAACTTTGCCAGGCCACACTCCTGTCGGCATCGTCTCGTCGTAGGCCAACAACGCTAGCCACGTCGCGCGAGTCATATACGCGAAGTCTTTCCCGATAACGATTCCGCGCATGTTCGGCGCTCGCCAATCGCACTCCGGTTTCGGCACGACTTGCAACGCGGATCGCCCGCGGGGTTTGAACTTAGCAATGGCAGGTTGCTCTCGCATCACACACTCCCAGGTAGGAACGCTTGTGCCGCACTGTAGGCTTCCGCCACACGCGACGGTTCATTGATCGTCAGCAGATCCGCCTGGCGCACGTCGACATAGAGCCGCACACGTGTGCCGTCAGGCAGCACAGGATTGTTCACACGGCCATCAGGCAGCGCTGGGTGAGGGATATAGCCAAGCGACTTCAGAATCTCTTGGTGACGCGTCAGCGGAATGCTGATCTTCATCTCGCGCAGCAGATTGCGGAACGCCGCCGACGATACCCAACCTCCGCGGAAGCCGCTGTTGCCCATGGCGATCAGCTCGGCGACCTCTTGTTCGACGCGACCCTTACCCACTTCAAGCGCGCGTTGCGTGCTGGAGGTTTTCGGTGCGCGCACGTCTTTGCGTGGATCGAATTCGCGCGCGATCGGTACCGTCCACAGATATTCGGCCACGATGCTGTAGCCCGAGGCGTGGCCAGCGTATCGGCCTGAACCCTTGAGCCATTCGACGAGATCTAGGATGTATTCCGCGTCGAGCCCATCGCGCACAAGATCGTCCGGGTCTTGCTGCGCCATGAAGAACTCAGCGATGCGACGATCATGCTTATCCTTTTTGAGCGCGTTCTGGTGATTGGTGTTGAACCAGAAGTTGCCGCACGTGTCACGCATCTCACTGTCGACGCCTTTCTTGGTGACTTCCTGCCCTTCCTCGTCGCCGGTAATCATCGGCTTGAGCACCTCGAGCAAGTCGGTGCGCTTGTCCGGAATGTAGATCTCGTCGACGCAATAGAACGTGTGGCCAGTCAGCCAGAAGTTGAAGTTGTTGCCGATTTCCTCGGCGCGCGGCGAATAGCACAACGGACGGCCAATCGCTTTCTTGATCGCGATGCCGATCAATCCCTTGCCGGTACCCGTGGTCGACTGGAGCAACGGCGCCCACTGCAACTTATGGCCCTGGTACTGCACCACACACGCCATGTAGCCGAGCAGGATTTGTCGATCGCGCTCGTCGGGGATTAGCTTGGCCAAGTGGTGCAGGAACCGACCTGGGTCGCCCTTGGCGCGCTTCACCTCGCACGGGCGATACACGTTGACGCGCGTAAAGCCTGCCTCGCGGATGATCTCGCCGGGCGTCTCGAGCGGTCGGAAGCACGTGGAGTCAGCACGCGGGAAGCGATACACCTGCGACTCGGTAAAGGCCTCGAACGCCTTTTTGACCACGCGGGTATTGCCGCCGTCCATCACGAACGATCGGCCGCCGTACAGCGCATTGAAGCGCGACGAGTCGACCAGCGCGCCGTTAGGCACCATGATCTTGTGCTCGTCGGCGACGTATACGCACCCCTTGAAGAATTGCACCTGTTCGTCGGGCTGGAGCAGCGTCTTCTCGGAGATCCGCAGCGCTTCGGTGCTAAACGGCACATCGCTCAGCGCTTGCTCGAACGGGCTGGCGCTCGGCGGCGGATCGATCAGCACATCTTTCTGCCATGCGCAGGCCTTGCGGATGGTGCGCGCCAGGTAATCATCGCCGCGCCGATCCCACTTGTCTCGCACGAGGCCTGACTCGAGCATCAGCGTCTTTATGCGCTCGGCGTTCTTGCCGGTCCAGAAGGCGAGGTGCTGGGCAAGCGCCTGGTCCGCGCTGGAGGCGTTGTAAGCATGCTTATCGTCAGGGAATGCTTTCGCCAGGATCGCCTCGTCGCCGTCCCAGAGGTCCGCAAAGCTCGCGCGGTCGCCGCCGAATACCGAGGCAGCGCTCTTGCTCCGCAACGCCCGCTGGAGCAGCGTGGCGTCGTCCTGCGGGCCGTTCCATTCGGCTACCGGCTCGGTGCTCCACCAGTCAGCGCCTACGTCGGTCGATTGGTCGCTGCCCGGAGGGAAGTAGCGATTGACGAGCTGAGTAAGGTTGGCCGGAACATGCGCGGCAGAACCGGAGGCATGTGTACCTGTGAGAGCCACGAATCGGAGCTGATGATAGAACTCAAGATGGAGAGCCCGATTCCTAGTTCCATGAAGCGGCGTATTTCCTGAGCCGAAGATATGAAGGCCACGCCCAGACTGGCTGACTTCCACGGCGCAGCCTGCAAACTCACTACACAGGGTTTTGGCGGTAGCGTTCCAATCGTTTCCATCGTACGCACCATCAATGTCGAGAAACCAGAAGGGATCGGTGTCGGCGAAGACGAAGGCTACACCGTGGCCACGCAGCAAACCGGCCTGCGCCGCACCGTCGAACGAGGCCCATGCGTTGCGGTCATGCGCGTTGCACACTTCTCCCGTCGCCGGGTTCACCGGAAACTTGTCCATCTTGCCCGGCTGTTTGACGGACGGCACCAGCTTGTAATTGAGAAACTGTTTGTAGGCACCCATTGGCGCCAGAGCGGCAGGCAGCGCTTGCATGATTCCCCCGAAGGCGCTGTTTAGGCGATGAGCTTACGTGCGAGATCCTGAAGATCCTCCGGCGCCTTGCGGGCCTGGGCATCCTTGGCGAGCAAACCCTGCAAGACGATGCGCGGGTTCTGGCGCTTGACGGCGAAGCGCATCAGCTCCCGGCGGAAGTGCGGCATCGTGCCGAAGTGGTGCGACACGAGCGCTTCACTCACGCCAGCGGCTTCGGCGATCTGCTTGCGACTGATGCGGTCATAGCCGTCACGCTCGGCAATCTTCAGCGACGCCACGAGGATATCGGACTTGCGCTGTTCGGGTTTTAGATTCGTGGTCATGGTGTCGCTGTGTTCCGGGGTGTGATGGCGCGAGGATAGGTCAGACTATCGAGGCCGTCAATGGCTAGCCCGCTCGACCAGCTCTGCCAACGCTTTGAGCTGTTCGACATTGCTGAAGACGCCGTCGACGACGAAGCTACCGTCTTCGTAACGGCAGACATACGGCGTCATGTAGGGATGGCCGAAGATCGCCTCGACGGCCTTTTCAAATTCCTCGTCGCTCATGGCACAAAACTCCCCGGCCCCGTCGCGAACGCCGCGTCGCCGCCGAATCGATTGACGATGTTGATGAAGTTGAGCTGCCCGACTTCGCGCGGCGTGCCGGTGTACTTCCAGCCCGGTTTCTTCGCCTCACGTGCGACGAGTTGCCCACGCGGTTTGCCCACGTCTGCCGGCGTAATGAGCTTGTTGCTGATACCGATCAGATCGCTGGACTTGCACACGGTGTTGAACTGCTTCGAGTCGTTGCCGAGGCCGAAGCGAACAAAGTTACCCTTGTCGTCGTAGAACGCGCCAGAGTTGTTGCGCCATAGCCGCATGCCGAGCTGACTGGCCTCGAGGCGCAGCTCGCTGACCACGCGGGCTTCGGTACCGGGCGCTCCGCGCAGGGCTTCGGGCTCCGGCTCAACGGTGAACAGAAGCGCGGTCAGCTCGTTGAGCGCATTGGCCCCTACGCCGTATCGCATCGCCCACTGCACCACTTGCATCGGCGTACTCACGCTTGCGCGTCCACGATCGAGCCGGGGCGTGGGCATGCCTCGAACAGCTTGACGAAGTCACCGTTGCGAACCTCGTGGCCATAACTCGACAAGCACAGCAGACCTTCGGGGCGATGCTCGGCATAGTACCAATCGCGCAACGGCTTGACGGCCTGGGCAATGGCAGCGAGCTGCGCGAGCACCTTGTCGTACTCCGTCCGATAGACGAAAGCACTGCCATCAACCCTTGCGCGTTCGCAAGCCACCGCAAAATTCTCGTCGCGTGCAAACGTCGCTTCGCACTTGACTTGCTGCACGCGGTTGTCGAACGGCTCGAGCAGATCGCGAATATGCGGCGCGTTGGCTTCGAGGTATTTGACGAACCCGCAGCCCGGAGGCGTTCTCATACCCTGTGCGAATCCCATCAAGGCATCGACGAATTGCTGTCGTTCGTTGACAACCTTACGAGCCAACGCCACCAATTCGTCATGCTCCTGTTCACGCTGCATGCTCCAACTCATGGCTGCGGCTCCCCTGTAACGACTCCGCATTCAGCACCGGGTTCATCCAACGGGTACGGTTCGGGGATTACAGGCACAGAGCGTGGCGCTGCCGGGCGAAAATTGTAGGCGTACGGCTTAAGCGCCTCGCAGGCATCGAACATCACCTGTTGCGCATTCTGATCCAGTTCGCCCGTACCGCGCATGGCTCGCTCGATTTCGTCCAGGCAAACAACCAGCGGCTTGCGCATATCCGAAAAGTGTGCGACGCGCTTTTGTTCCAGATCGTTCATCTCGTTGGCGAGCTGCTTAGCGCGGGTCACGTCGTGAAGTGTCCAACTCATTGCCTCATCCTCTCTCGTAATTGTTCGGCGGTCCAAGAACCGTAGTCGCACCAGCCGCCACCGCGACGATGCGGGAATTTGTAGCCAGAGCACTCGCAGGTATTGGCGCAGTGCATCCGGCCTCGTTGCAAGCGTGGACGAGTCCGACGCGTGCAGTTCTTACGTTTGCACGGGCAGTAGCCCGCTTGGTGCGGCAGGTACTTCACAACAAACCGGGACAACCTGGGGCGCAACGTTCACCCGCTTCCGCGCCGCAATCCGCGCACGGCTGTCCAGTTGCTTGGAAGCCAATACCGCCAAAAGTGTAGGTGCCGCGATGCTGGACAGGCAGCTTACCGCCGCGTGCATACACTCTGCGAATCTCGAAGTTATCCGCTATGCCTTTCGTTTCGATCGACTCGACGCCGTTGGTAGCTACGTCTGCCGGTCGCCACACGCAACCGCACTCATGACAGAGGTGCGAACGATGCGGAGGGTTTTCCCAATGCGGCGATCCGAGAATCCCGTTGTGAACGCCACCGGAAGGGCTCCGCGCCGCATCGGGTTTGTCGATATGCTGGACCCCGCACATCGGGCACAGCAGTACCATATCGATTGGTTCTTGAAAGGCGAAGCGCTTCTGCACCCGGCAGCACGCATCAATCGACCCATACACCGGCCCGGCAGGCGTCTCGAATCGCGCCGCCAGCGCACGGCGCAAACCTTGCACGGCATTGCGCACGTTGTTCGGCCAACGTCCCTTGTGCGACTTGTGGAGTGCCGTCTCGAGCGTGAGCAGGAGATTCAGCGGATTGTTGGGATCAGTCATTGCTCTGCTACCTCGATATGGCCATCTGGGAAATACGCACGGCACTCGCCGTAGATGTAACGCGTCTCGACATTGTGATCCTGCCCGAATTGCATGCAGCGATCGCGTGACTCGAACTGCCAGCCCACGCACAGCAGCGCAACGATGAATGCGACCACGATACAGATCGTTATCGCGTCCGGCCCTTCCTCCCGCGGATCTCGGTAACCCATGTGCGTATTCCCCTGGCGATGGTGTTGAGGCGCTGCCGCCACACGGGCAGCGGACGGTAAACCTTGGTCGTGGTGAGCTGAGCCTCGGCGATCATGCGCTCCTGCGTCTGGAACTGCGTGCGCAAACGTTCGGCATGGGCGATGGCTTCGCGCTGAGCGGCGGTGCGCGGCGGAAGCAACTCGGAGGCGTCCGGCACATAGAGACGATCGCACTCTGGGCACGTCGGATCGAAACGGTAATCAAACGTCGAACCGCACGATTTACACGCCACGATTTGCGGCGGTCGACCGCCAATGCCAGTTAGGGGCGCCTCGAACGCGGTAAACTCGTCGCAATGACAGCTCGCGCAGCAAGTCGCCGAGATATGATGCAAACGTTCGCAAGCTGCGCACTTTTTGATCGTGGTCGACATGGCTCATCTCTCAAGAATTGGAGCGACCTTACTCCGCTCTGACGATCCCGTCAATCCCCATCCTCGCCTCGATCCGTTCCTGTAGCGCTTGGGCGTCAGCACGGCCCAGCGCCTTGGCCGAGGACAGGTCGAGCCCGAACCGGAAATAGAAGGTTTTCAGGATCTCCGAGTCGGATTTGCCGAAGTGTTTCTCGCCGCCGGCCCAGGTCGCGATGACCTCGCGGAGCCGTCGTTGCGCTTGCTGCGTCTCGAGGAATCGGTTCTTAATGCCCTGCGCCATGGCGAACGTTGCGCCGGCAGGGATAACCGGTGCGAACGTGGTGACATCGACTTCCTCGCCACGCATACGAGCCAGCACCTCGGGGCTCAGCTCGAACAGATCGCCGTCGACCATCTCTGGCGCGTTGCGGTGTTGCGGTGTCGGCTTCGTGCCGCAGTACGGGCAGCAATCGCGGTAGGCCTCGAAGTCGGCGAAGCAATCCGGGTTCAGGCATTTCTTCAGCGGGATTGCATCGGTTGGCGCAGAACGTGCTTTGCGGTCCATGCGATCGAGCGTCTGGATGCGCGGGCCATCTGGCGGGAGATGGCGCTCAACGTTGCCCACGTGGTCAATAATCAGGCCGTGCGGCTTATCCGATTCGGCAATGAAGCGCTTGCGCTGCTCCACCGTGTAGGTATCCCAAGCACCCATGAGCACATCGCTCACCATCAAGCGCAGCACGCGGCCGAACTGCTGATCGAATAGGGGCTTCGACTCGGTTTTGCGCACCATTTGCACGCACTGAATCGCCGGCAGATCGAAGCCTTCGCCGAATAGGTCGACGTTGACCAGCACGCGGATCTCGCCGCGCTCGAAGCGTTGCATGATGTCGAAACGCAGCACGTCCGGCGTATCGGCGCTAACGACTTCCGCGGTTTGGCCTGCGTCCTTGAAGGCGTTCGCGATTTTGACCGCTTCCTCCACGTCGACGGCAAAGACGACCGTGCGTAGTTTGGTGGCGAACTTGAGGTTCATCGCGACCACGTTGCCGACGATCTTTTTCGATCGGTGCATGGCGCGGCGATTCTTCTCCGGCGACAGATCGCCCGAGGCCGTCACCGTCACGTCGCTGAAGTCCAGATCGTCTACCAGCGGCGGCGCGATGACGCGGTAGTCCGTCAGGTAGCCGTTGTCAATCACCCAGCGCAGCTTCGGCCCGAGCACGATGTCGTCAGCGATGCCGTCCGCGTGGCGGCCCAGGCCCTTGCCGTCCGCGCGACCCGCCGTGGCCGTCACAAGCAAGCCGCGTGCCTGCGGGTTGAACAGCTCGACGCCCCGGCCCCATTTGTTCTCTTTGAGGAAGTGATGCCCTTCGTCGCCGATCCACGTCCGCACTTGGCTGAGCCACGGGTCCGAAGGATTGAGATTGAGTAGCGAGTCAATGCCGACAACGCCACAGCGCGCGGAGGGGTCAACATAGTTTCGCTTGAGCTTACGCATCTGGATCGAGACGATGTCGCGGATCAGCGATTTGCTACCGATCACGCGATGACGAACGCCATTGCGCGCGAGCGTCACGCTCATTTGGCTGACCAGCTCACGACGATGCGCAATCGCCGCGCTGGCGCCGGCTTCCTCGGAGAGGATGTTGCTGAAAAGGACCGTTTTGCCGAAGCCAGTCGGCGCCACCGCGCAGACGACCTTGTTACCCCGTGACCACGAATGCGTGATGTGCTGTTTTAACTCGACTTGCGGAGGGCGCAAATGCACGGAGAAATTCCCCTATTGACGAGGCCGTCAGTCTAGGGTTAGGCTGCGATCCCGTCAACCATTCAACCAACGGAGAAAGCCATGCAGTTGCATGTGGTCATTGAAGATATTTTCCACGCTGGCGAGATTCGCCAGAACATTGAAAAATTGCAGCGGCTTCTCGCAGTGGCGGAAGGCAAGGTTCTGCACACGATCGACGTTAAGCTCGACGCCGCCGAAATCCGCGAGATGATTACGGGCGAAGCCGCCAAGCTCGGCGTCAAGCTTCCCAGCGTGGACTCCAGCGCCAAGGAAGACCTTGCGCTCGCGCATACGCTGTTCGGTACCGGCGACGGGAGCACTACCGAAGTCCCTTTGGAGCCTGCCGCCTCCACTGCGGCTGTCGAGACGTCCACGACTGCCCCCGCGGCCCCGCCGGTTACTTCAGCGCCGCCTCCGCCCGTCGCGGCGCCTGCCCCGCCCGCGCCTCCTGCGGCTGCTACCCCGGCCCCTGCCTCGACCGGTGAAACGGATCGCAACGGCTACACGCACGACGAGCGCATCCACGCTAGCACGAAGACCAAGAACGCTGACGGCACGTGGCGCTACAAGCGCGGCGTGGCCGATACGCTGGTGGAGAGCGTTGAGCTGGCGCAGCGTGCGTTGCGCGGGGCCTCTGGCGCACCGGAAACCGTTGTGACCGGCGATGGCTCGACCCAGGCCGCGGCCGTTGCACCCCCGCCGCCGCCGCCGAACGCTGCGCCACCTGCACCCCCGGCCGCGCCCGCTGCTCCCGGCGTCACCTTCGGCGCACTCGTCAAGCGCACCCAGGAAGTGATGCGTGTCGGCAAGTGGATGGTGCTGGATATGCAAAAAGCGCTGAAGTCGATCGGCTTGCCGGACTTCCCGTCGTTGCAGAGCCGCCCGGATCTGTTCGACCAGTTCGACCAGCTGCTCACGATCGCTGAGCTGACGGAGAAGTAACATGGCGCACTCCCACGCACAGATCGTCGCGTGGTTGCTCCCCCTCGTGGCGCCGGTTGCTCCGGCGCTGCGGGACAAGGCGCACCACGAGGTTGTGGATCAGCGGCTCGAGGCATTGCAGGCAGCGGCGCAATGCGGGCTCGAAGGCATCGTGGCCGTCGAAGCGGCAATGACCGCGATTCGGCTCAAGCCTGGCGAAGCACCGCCGGCATTAACGGGCGCGCAGCTGATCGCCGAGGAAGTGCACCGTCAACGCACTGAGAAGGGCTACACCGTCGAGCACGACGCAGCTACCTATCTCGATTACGGTTGTACGGGCAACATGGCTCTAGCCGCCGAATCGATCGCTGGCCACGCGGGCATGTCACTCGCCGTGGAATTCGATGACGCCGCGTACAAACGCCAGCTCTGCCCGTTGACTTGGCCATGGACTGAGAGCGTTTGGCGCCCTGAATCGCCCCGCGCCGATCTCATCAAGGCCGGCGCATTGATCGCCGCGCAGATCGACTTGCTCGATTACCTCGAGGCGCAGAAGGCAAAGGAGAGCGCGGCATGACCGCGCTTATCCTCGGTCGACCACACACGAGCGAATCGTGGATCGTCAATTTCTTTCGACGGCCTGAGTCGGGCATGCCGGCGATCTCTCGGCAGTATCCGCGCAACGCGGCGGAAACGCCCGAAGACGTGGTCACGCTGGTGCTGATCGAATTCCCGCACGCGCACATCATCGACGTGCGTTCGCGCCTGCTCACTACTTGGAAGCCTACGGCATGAAAACGGTCTGGAAATACCAGCTCGAATTGCTGGCTAATGGCCAAGCCGAGAATACCATCAGCATGCCCCTAGGGTCGGCGATTCTCGGCGTCCATCTGCAATACGGTAAGCCCGTGCTATACGCGCTAGTTGACGAACGCCAGCCGCACACGGAGCAACGAGTAATTATCTTCCGCGGAACTGGCCATCGCGAAATCCCCGATAACGCAATCTTTCTCGGAACAGTATTGCTCCATAATCACACCCTCGTGCTTCATTTCTTCGAGAGGGCGCGCGCATGAGCGACCACGATCACGCATTCCTCGCGCCCAGCTCGGCGCACGAATGGATCAACTGCGGCCTGGCGCCGCATCTCTCGTCGATCACGCAGGACTTACGCGACGGCGACGAGGACAAGGAAGGCAACGCGGCGCACGCGCATGCCGCGCAGCTGCTCACGACGGGCGAGCTGATTCCGGTAGGCACGCAGATGAATAACGGCGTGACGGTCACGGATGAAATGCTCGAGGGGTCGATGACCTATGCCGAGCACATTCAAGCCACTCTCGGCCCGATATTGCCGAAGCTGATCGTCGAGCAGCTCGTGCACGTGCCGAGCGTGAACGGTAAATGCTACGGCACGCCGGACGCCTACGCGTTGTATCACGGCAACCCTTGTATCGAGTTGCACCTATTCGATTATAAATTCGGCCACCGCTTCGTCGAGGTGTTCGAGAACTGGCAATTGCTGCTGTACGTCATCGGCGTGCTTGATGCGTCCAACATCCCGCCGTCCGATTGGTTCGCCGTGCAGGTAACGATGCACATCGTCCAGCCTCGCACCTACACCAGCGAAGGCCCGATCCGCACGTGGACGATCACCGCCGACAAGTTGCATCCTTACATCTCGGAACTGGCTGGCGCAGCGACGCGTGCACTCAGCTCGCAACGCGTAGGCCGTGCCGGCGAATGGTGCCGTGATTGCGTCGGCCGTCGACGCTGCGAGGCGAATCAGAAGTCGGCCTATCGTTCCATCCACGAGTCAGGCCGAGCGACGCCCGTCGACCTCGACGATCGCGCGCTGTCCCGCGAGTTGCGCTCTCTGCACTATGCCCAGGCCATGCTTGAGTCGCGCATCACCGGCTTGGAGCAACAGGCGTTGCACCGCTTGCAGGCCGGCGCGCACTTGGCGGATTACGGCATCGACTACACGCGGCCGCATCGTCGCTGGAGCGTTCCCGCCGAGACGGTGCTGGCAGTAGGCGAGATGCTCGGCAAGGATCTGGCCAAGTCTGCGGAGCCGGCGGTTCTCACTCCCGCGCAGGCGAAGAAATTAGGGATTGACGAGTCCGTCATTGTGGAATACGCTTCATACCCACCCGGATCAGCAAAGCTCGTTCCGGTCGACACCACCAAAACGAGGAAGATATTCGCATGAACGCAATGCAGCGACCGGAAATCCGTTTCCCGGTAGGACGTATCGTCGGAGGTAGCATCTCGCAGGAAAAAACCACGGATTACGAGGGCAAGCCGCTGGTCTACAAGTCCGGCGACAAGATCGGCCAGCCGCGCGTCGAGTTTGGCTTCGGCATCGCGTTCCCGAAGACCCAGGCGCATTGGGGCAACGAGCCGGGCTGGGGCCAGACGATCTGGAACTTCGGCAATACGACATGGGGCGCCGTCGCGCAGAACAAGGATTTCTCGTGGAAGATCACGGATGGTGATAGCACCGAACCGAACAGGAAGGGCAACAAGCCGTGCGATGCCGAAGGTTACCCCGGTCATTGGGTCGTGTGGTTCAGCGGCTCGACGCGTCCGAAGGTGTGCGACGCCAAGGGCGAGCGTTTCCTCAGCGAGGAAGAAATCGTCGCGATCAAGGCCGGCTACTTCGTACAGGTGTTCGGCGATATCGACTCGAATAAGTCGACGGGCAATCCGGGCCTCTACATCAATCACAAGATCGTGGCCTTCTCTGGCTACGGCCCGGAGATCCAGCTCGGCGTGGATCTGAAGTCGGTCGGCTTCGGCTCCGATCCGCTGCCCGCTGGTGCGTCCGCTGCGCCGGTCGGCATGACCGCTGCGCCTGGCGTTGCTGGTGCTCCCGGTGTGGCCACGCCTGCCCCGCCGGTCGCTGCCCCGCCGGTCGCCACTCCGCCCGTCGCGACGCCGACTCCGACCGCCGTACAGCCGCACGCAGCGATCCTCAACGCGGGCGCTGTGACTCCGCCGCCTCCGCCTGTTGCTGCTCCGCCGGCTCCTGCCGCTGGTCCGCAGATGAATCCTTCCGCTGGTGGCGTCAGCTATCAGGCGTTCAAGGATGCGGGCTGGAGCGACGAGCAGCTGCGCGCGGCGGGCCATATTAACTGATTCACCCCGTCCCTCGTGGACTTTCGCCCCGGTTCGCGTCTCAGCTCGCCGGGGCTCTTTTTCTGAGGTGTGCAATGCTACTCCGCTTCCTCGTTTGGCTCGGGCTGACTCGGCGCTATGTCGATACCAAAGGTGTCGAACGATGGTTTGTGCCGATCCATTTCGCGCCGTGGCACGTGTGGTCTAACTGGAAAACGTTTCGCGCTTATCTGCGATTGCATAGCGCGTTCTATGTTTTCCGAAATGACCCTAGGTTTATCAAATGGCGTCCCGGTCGATTGCTTCCTCGACGTTGGGGCTTCGGTTTCTACATGCTCATAGAATTCGGGGATCGAGGATGAAATACGTCTGGCTCCTACTCGCCTATATCTGCGCCGTGTGCGAAGGGCTGTTTGCCGTGCCGTGCTTTATCATTTTCGCCCTGTTGTGCGCGATGTGGCAGGACGGCGCATTCGTTCCCGGCAAGCCTGTCGAGCGCGCCTCCAATGACGCTTAAGCAGGCTCGGCGCGCGATCAAATGGACGCTGCTGTTCTGCACGTGGACAGTCGTCACCGTGAAGCTCGATAGCGTCATACCGGGCATGGTCCTTTCTTCCGCGATGTGGCTCGTTTACGTTGAGGACTGCGACAAGTGAAAACGATCATCGCCGGCTCACGCAGCTGTCGTCACTTCAGCGACGTGATGCACGCCGTTACGCAGAGCGGCATTGCGATCACAGAGGTCGTCTCTGGCCACGCTAACGGAGCCGACAAGCTCGGCGAGCAATACGCGCGCACTGCGCAGCTGCCGTGCCGCATTTTCGCGGCCGACTGGAACCGTTTCGGTCGCAGCGCCGGGCCACAGCGCAACCTCGAGATGGCGCGCTACGCCGAGGCGCTGATCGCCGTGTGGGATGGCTCGTCGCCTGGCACGCGCCACATGATCGACTGCGCGCGTCGCCACGGCTTGACGGTCTTTGTGTATCGCACCGACTTGGAGCATCCGTAGTGCGTCGCTATGCGCTCATGGTGCTCTTGCTGGTCGCGGTCTGCGTGGCCATTGTTTACCTCGTTACCCGATTGGAGATGCAGTGATGCGCGTTCCTATTCTCACCGACGCTTTCGATGAGCGTAGCGTTATTGGCTACGCCGAGATCGACGAAACGAAATTGCCCCTACTACCGGACTTTCATCTGTCGCTTGCCTTCACTGCGCAGAAAGTCGAGAACGATATTCCGGTGGAATGGAAGCTCGAACAATTGCTCGTCACGTCAGACGACAAGTTTGTCAGCCTTGCGCAGTTCATGGGCGAGACTCACTAATGCCCCTCGCCGGCACGATCTTCCGCGCAGGTTTGCGCACCAGCACCGTTCGCCCCGATTGGGATTTCGAAACCTATAGCGAAGCCGGCTATGTCTGGGACATCGCGTCGAACAAATGGACGTGCCTGCCGAATGCGTCGCAAGGCAAGAAAGGTTTGTTCGTGGTCGGCGCAGCGCTCTACGCCGAACATCATACCGCCGAGCTGATCTGCCTCGCCTACGATCTCAAGGATGGCCTCGGTCGTCGACGATGGCGCCCAGGCATGCCGCTGCCGGCGGATCTCGTTGCGCATATCCAAAACGGCGGCGAACTCGAGGCGCACAACGCGCCGTTCGAGGCGTGGATTCACTCAGGCGTGCTGACGAAGAAATACGGCTTCCCGCCGATGCGGCCGGAGCAGTTCTATTGCTCGCAGGCAAAGTGCCGCGCCTGGGCGTTGCCGCCGTCGCTCGAGATGGTCGGCGATGTGCTGAATATCTCGGCGAAAAAAGACAAGGACGGCAAACGGCTCATGGATAAGTTTTCCATGCCGCGCAACCCGACCAAGGCCGACCCGCGCTTGCGCATCCTGCCGAGCGATGACCCGGAAGACGCCGAGCGTTACTACGCGTACAACGAGCGCGACATTGAAGCGGAAGCCGAAGTGTCGGCGCGCGTGCCGGATCTCTCGCCGATCGAGCGCCAATATTGGCTGGTCGACTTCGCGATCAATCGCCGCGGCATCCACGTCGACCGTGCCGGCGTTGAGAACTGCATCGCTATCATCGAGCAGGCGCACGAGCGCTACAACGCGGAGCTGGCACGCATCACGGGCGGTATCGTGCAGAAGGCGAGCGAGGTGCAGAAGACCGTGGGTTTCCTCGGCGGTCTGAAGCTGTATACCGATTCGCTCGATGACGAGGCGGTCAGCGGATGGCTGAAGCGAATCGACGATGCGGAGAAGGCCGATACGGCGTTCAAGGCGTGGTCGCGCGGGGAGGGTCACTTCACGGAGATGCCCGACGACCCAGGCTTGCGTTACGAAGCCGTCTTTGCGATCACCAATCTGCCCTTGGCCAAGCGCATCCTTGAGATCCGCGCCGAGGTCGGCAGCGCCAGCGTCAAGAAAGTGTTCGCCATGCGCAACCGGCTCAGCCAGGCCGATCGCATCCACGATCTCTTTGTGTTCCACGGAGCCCGCACCGGCAGGCCGACCGGTGACGGCCCGCAGTCGACCAACCTGCCGAACTCCGGCCCGGACGTGCACAAATGCGACTCGTGCCAACGCTGGTTCCCGAAGGCGATCGGATGGTGCGTGGCGTGCGGCGGCCAGCCAGCGTTCCGCTGCGCCGTGAAGGATGGCTGTAAGCAATTCCTGCCGCGTGGCCAGATGACCTGTTGCGGTGCGCCGCACGGGCCGAAGCCCTTCGTCACGGAGTGGCACGCCGAGGCCGCTGAGTGCGCGCTGGAAGCGATTGCGAGCCGATCCTTGGAGTACGTCGAGGCGTGCTGGGGAAATGCCATGGCGGCCGTCTCCGGTGTGCTCCGCGGCCTTTTCAACGCCGCCGAGGGCCACGACCTGATCTGCTCCGACTATTCGGCGATTGAAGCCGTGGTCAATGCGGCGATCAGCGGCGTCGAGTGGCGCATGGAAGTGTTTCGCGGCAAGGGCAAGATCTACGAGGCCTCGGCGGCGAAGACGTTCAAGATCCCCGAGGCGGAGATCCTCGAGTACCCGGACAAGCATGGCGGCCAGAAACACCCGCTGCGCCAGAAGGGCAAGGTGACGGAGCTAGCGCTAGGGTACCTCGGCTGGATCGGCGCACTGCGCAACATGGGCTTCGAGGGCAGCGACAAGGAAGCCAAGGATCTGATCCTCGCATGGCACGATGCGTCGCCGGAGATTGTCTTCCACGGTGGCGGCCAGAGCGTGCCTCGCGGCAAGCTAGGCAAGCATCCGATCTTCGGCGGCCGGCGCGAAGGTGAGGCGTTCTACTACGGCCTGGAAGGCATGGCCGTGGCCGCGATCCAGAATCCGGGCAAGCGATTCGATGTGGTGCGCCTGGACGGCCAGCTGTCGCCGCTGCACTTCATCTGCCAAGACGACGTGCTCTACATGGTCGGCCCGGACGGCACGAACATCCCGTACCACCGTCCGCGCCTCACGCAGAGCGACAAGCCGTGGCGCGGGCTGTCGATCAGCTTCGAGGGCTACAACACGAACCCGAAGTCCGGCCCGTTCGGCTGGATTCGCATGTTCACCTACGCCGGCAAGCTGCAAGAGAACGCGTGCCAGTTCCTCGCCAATCGCATCCTGCGCCATGGGCAAGTGCTACTCGAGGCGGCAGGCTACCCGATCGTCCAGCACGTCTACGACGAGAATTGCAGCGAGGTGCGCGAAGGCTTCGGCAGCGTGGAGCAGTACGAGGCGATCATGGCTATCATGCCGCCCTGGGCGCGCACACCGGACGGTAAACCGTGGCCGATCCGCGCAAGTGGTGGCTGGCGCGGCAAGCGGTACCGAAAGTGATTACCAGTCGGTGAAACCGCTGGGTAGCGTCAGGACGGTGGACGGCGTGAAATTTGCCGTCGATACCTGCGGCTGTCGGTACTGACCTACGGCCGGGTATAGCGCGGTGCCGGCGGTGAAGGTAAAACGCTGCCCGGTGCCGGCGCCAGGGTTGCCATCCCACGTCACAGTGCCGCTCGAGAAACGCCCGACCCAAATCTTGCCTGCCCCGAAGTCGACCGCGAACATTTCCGCGTCGCCCATATTGATGACACCAATATCCGCGCCGACCTGGCTGTTGTTGTTGTAGCAGCGCCCGTTGATAGTGTGCAGACCATAGCTATCCGCGTTTTGTCCCGGGAAAGTCGTGAGCGCATCGGCCGCGGTCATCAAGCCGGTCATCAAGCCATCGAGATTGGCAGTTGGCGTTGTGTTCGTATTGATGAACACACGTTTGCCCGTGTTGCGGCTCAGCGTTGCGCGACCAGAAAACCAGTTAGAAGATGACCCTGCGCCACGCGTGGCGATGAGGTTTCCGCCGGACAACGTCAGGTTCGCGTTGAAGTCCGCGGGATTCCACGTAACCGCAGCGCCGCCGCCGCCAACCGGGACGCGAGCCAACATTACCGGACCCATGCCGAACATCACGCGTACCCCACGCCGGCACTAGCGATCAGCAGATCTAGCGTACTGTCGTAGTAAGCGCTGATAAAATTGATCGCGTTCGACGTAGTGACCCAAGACGGTACAGTGCCGCTCGGCCACTTGAATTTGTTTCCGAAAGCGATCGTTCGCCCACCAGTGGCGTCCTGCACCAGCATGATGTTGAGCACCATGCCATCTACAAGATTGGTCGGATTGGCCAGGGTGACATTGCCTGTCATCAGTAGACGATAGTTGTTCGATAGCGAGGCATCGAGCGTCACGGTGCTGGTCGCTGCCGCGTTCTTGACGGGTGTGACATTCTGGTTCTTCGTCCACGCGGTAGTGAGGCCGCGGAGCCAAGCCGAGATCGTGGATAGCGTCACCTTAGCCGAAGTGAGCACTCCCGTTTGCGTCTGCGATAGCGCGGTAATTTCGGTACCGTCGAGCGAATTGGCGGTAGGTAGTTCGGAAAACTTTGCCATGGCTTAGCTCTCAGAGAAGATATTGGTGAGGCCGTCTTCGGCAGTGAAGAAATCGCCCGTCTCGGTCAGCAACGGTTTGCCTGGTACCGCGGTAAGCGCAGTGTAGGTGATCGTGACCACGTCCGCATCGTCGGCATTCTCTCCGAAGCCAACCGCCTTGAACGAAATCGTGCGGCCGATCCATGTCGGGTCTAGCGGGAAGAAATAGGCCGCATCCATCAGGGTGAAGTCTTGACCGGACACGATCGGAGAACTCGGCACGCCGCCGAGGTTGCGCGTCACATCCGTCAGATTGAAATGGTTAGCGCTCGTTTCCGTGGCCGTAGCAAACTGGCCCATCTGCGTCGTGCCATCGCTCAGCACCACCGCGAAGGCGTTCGCGTTGGCGGCAAGTTGCGCCGGGGTGGCGCTGTCGAGGCCGAACTTGAGCACCGCGACGGAGAGAGGCTCGCCGCTCCCGCCAGGCTGATTGGCCGTAAACGTTCCGAGATTCGACTCCATGACGATCTGCGTGGCCTTCTGCCACGTTTCCTCGAGGTCGTAGGACACGAGTACGTCGCAACCCAGCCAACTGTTGCTGCCCGTCTTGCTGCCGGCGGCCAGATAGACGCCAACACTATCCTGCGGCCGCTGCGCCGGCAGATTCATCACCAGTAGCTTCGTCGGGCCGCTGTAGCGCGACGCCGGCAACGTCGGCGGGTTGCCGAGGATAGGTTGCACGTTGGACGTGTAAGCGCTCTGGCGGTCGTAGCGCATTTTGAAGTCGATCGCCCCCTGAGAGATGGTCGACTGGTCAATAACGTAGCGCTTGCCTTCGAAGATCAACGGGAAGCCAACGGGCAGCGTCAGATAGCAGTCCGAGTCCGCAAACGGCGTGGTGAACTCGAGGGTGCCTTGCAGCGTGGCATAGGCGACCTTCATCGCCTTATCTACGGCTTGTGTCGCCTGCTCGGCAGAGATAGCCACGGGGATCTGGAACTGCTGATCGCCGATCGCCTTTACCGTGGACGCGCGGCGGCGTGCAGTGACTTGCACGGGCTTGTAGTTCTGCACCGGGTCGTAATACTGCGCGATGAATCGCAGCGGAAACTCCGTCTCTTGGCTACGCAGCGTGCGGGTGAACGCCGCGCCCTCTTGGTTATCGCCCTCAATCAGATTGTCGTTAGAGATAGTAATCGTTGCGTCTTCGCCATAGGGATGGAAATTCACCTTGGCGTTGTAATCCGACGCGAAGCAGAAGAACGCCTGCAAAAGCGGCGAGAGGCAATCAGCCGCGTTCGATTGCGCCGCAACCATATAGCCGCTGACATTGATGTCGGGAAGATCGGTCAGATCGAAGTCGGTATCGGAGAGGCCGCCTCGCTTGCAGATCCGGCTGATTACGTCGTGCAGCGGGACTTCGCCGGCCGGAATACCCGTCGACGTCCCACTCGTGGTGATCTTCACCGCATTGAAAATGCCGGTGGGCGTGCCAGTCGGCTCGCAGTCGACGGCCTTGACCGCGATATACGCTATAGGGGATTTTAGCGATTCAATACCCACCGTGATCGGGCCGCCACCGACGAGCCCGTTTTGATAGTTGACACCGTTGATCCAGATCCACGAACCGTCATCAGTGGCCGTCTCGATCGTAAGCGTCCCCGAAGCGGGGAGAGGAATCGTCTTACGCAACCAGATTGTGCGACCGGGCAATCCTGTCGGCACGAACGTGTGCATCGGTATGCCCGAATGCGTCGTGTTACCGAATGCGCCTTGGCCGACTGGCCACGCGGAGAAATCGAAGTTAGCTGCGGAATAATCCTCGGCGCTCGTCTCGTCGACGTGGTAGCTATACATGTCCGTGTAGTCAGTGCTGACCGGCGATACGCCCGACGACGAAACGACGAAGTGAAACGTCGGGATGCGATTGCCCGCGGAACTAACGTCGAAATTTTTGAACACCGCAACGCAACTACCGCGATAGGCCGGCGTATTGCCCACGCCTGTAATCGCCTCGAGCGTGGGGTGCGGCATCTGGTCTTCGCCGCCATAGAGGAAGTCGACGTTCGCAGCCCATTTGTATGAGTCGGATAGGATCTGAGACTCAGGCCGCACGTCGTATACCAGCTTTCCGTCCTGATACACCATCCACACCACGGCCATCGTGCTGTCGCGCAGCTCACACGACTCGCAAATAAGTATGGCGAAGTCCTGTTGCGCGGTGAACGTCTCTTGCACCGTGCCGCCGCCTTTGCCGCTGTCCTTGTGGCGGATCTGGCGTCGCTGACTTACCTGCACGATCGTGCCGGCGACTTGCGCCGTTCCTTGCACCCACGCGATCGGGGAGCCATCCGTCGAGGTTTGCGTCTGACCATCGCCGATCTTCGGGCCTTTGATGACGGTCGGGTCGACGAGGCCGCCCAGATAGCCGCCGATGGCCATACCGAGCGCGACGTTGCCGAAGAAGAATCCCCCGACGATGCCGCCGATAACAGTGCCGATCTGTTGACCTGACATTTAGCGCGGCCCCTTCATGCGCGAAAGACTTCGACGATATAGCTGTCCCACTCGGAGTCTATCCGATGCTCGACGCATTTTTTAGCCTGCGCGTACGCGTGGATGAGCGAGAGGCCGCCATACACGTAATCGCCGACGATGGCCACGTGTCGGGGCTCCCCGCGGAACTTCATCAGCACGATGTCGCCAGGCGCCATGCTTGCGCGATCGATCGGCTCGCCAAAGTTGAGCACGAGCTGCGCGCGCAACCCCTGGCTGACCGGCTCGCGGCCATAGGCCTCCTTGTCGATGAGCTGACGGCCCGCCGCCAAGCAGCTGACGTAGACAAGACCGGCGCAGTCGACACCGCTGCGCGAGCGCCCTTGATGCCGAAAGCGCACGTTGTCGCGCACGTAGGAGCGGGCTTCGGCGAGCATGGCTTGTGTGTCGATCATGCACTTGGCGCCGCGCTGGAGGGAGACATCAGATCGCCGCCGTCCGCACGGGGCAGCTCCGTTTCGGCCCGCATATTGAGCAGGTTGTTATAGGTATCCTTGCACATCGCCTTAGAGTAATCGCAGTCGCGACGGATCTCGAAGGTGTCGCCTACGGTGATGGGCGTGTTGGTCGGGATGGCCAGCGTCACCAAGCCGCTCGCAGAGTCGTACTCGTCGACCTCCGTCTCTTGGCCTGCGTTACCGCCAGTGACCCAGCGCACAACACCGGGCACGAAGAACCCATCGGGAAACAGCACCAGCGTGCCGTCCCAAGTCAATGCGCCGCCGCTCACAGGGGCCGTCGTGAAGGTGACAAGGCCGGTACCGCTGACAGACGCACCGGAAGCAATGCCGCCGTCGACCTTGATGTGCGATACCGTGAAACCGCTGGTGACGGGCTCGCCGGCCGTATCGAGCAGCTGGAAGGTCTTGGTCGAGCCATCACCGGTACCGAAAGGAACGCCGGTAACGGTACCGGTCGATCCGCCTGCTGGCGTGCTCGTGCCGGGGATCGTCGTGCAGTTGAAGGTGCGATCGTTCTCAGCGCCCACGGTTTCGACGGCGCTCGCGTACCAGCGGAGCGGCATCTTGCAGCGCTCGTCGCCGAAGGCGGCACGACATGTGATGGATGTCGACTCGATAATGTTGTTCTGCTTCAAGATCTGGATAAGCGAACGCATTTCCATCTTGCATGTCAGATCATCGACCTGAAGCACTTGGCCGACTTGGCCGCCATTGATAATCCCGTGGCCGTGATCCGGCGTGAGATAGTTGACGACATACTGCACGAAGCGCGCGCTATCGTAGTCGCCGCGGTTGATGCCTTCGATCGTCATACCGTCCGTGGGGTACGTGGCCATCAAACTCTCGGCCTCACTGTTATCGACGTTCATGTCCGCGGACGTAGCGACATCGAACGCGGTATAGCCTGTCTTGGCGCGATAGGTCAGCGGCCCAGAACCGTCGTCATAAACGAAGTCTTGATCGAGCGTTGTGATGCCGAAGATCTGCACGCCTTCGCGCACCGGCATGACTTTAAGCAGGTAGCAAATCGTCGTGGCGCCCTTGGCCAGGTCCGAGGCGAGGGGAGCGGGAATGGTTCGGCCGGCCATTAGTCGACCTCGTTGGTTTCAATGAGATCCACGCTGCCGTTCTGTACGAAAGTGGAACCGGATTTATCGTTGATGGAGAACGGCAAATTGTCGTTGTCGAATCGCACTTGCACGTCGAAGCTACCGGTCCACGTCAACACCGCGCCATTGGCCGGCGCGCTAGAAAACGTGACGAGGCCCGTCGTTCCATCCACGCTGGCGGCAGTGACCGTGCCGTTGACCCGGATCGTGACGCCGATCAGCAGATTCGGTTTGGTGATCGTGCGCGTGTAGGTCGCGCCGCCGCCGGCATCTGAGAGCTTGCTCAGCTGGAAAATCTTCGTCGTACCGTCGCCCACACCGAATTGATCGTTCGACGCTTGGTTGTCTGCCGGATCGGTGAACAGGAACGTATGCAACTTGCCGCGCATCGCCAGATGAACCGCTTTAATGAGCAGGTAGTTGTCATTCGTGATGTTCTGGAACGGCGCCGAATATTGGTGGCGACACTGCAACCAGTTGGCGTTGCGCTTCTCGCGACCATTGGCGAGGTTTTTGATGTCGGTGCTGAAGACCGGGCCGCCTTGGAAGCCGAAGGCGGCGGCCGGCGGGATTTTCGTGGCGTAGAAGGCCATGTCAAGAATTCCGAGCGAGGGATAGGCGCTGCGTGCGCGCATTCGCCGTCGCGATTTGGTCCGCGGTTCGACGCGTGCTCGTAGGCTGCACGCTGATGTTGGTGATATTCGTCACGCTTGCCCCTCCTCCGTTGCGTACCTGCTGCGCGTTCGTAACATAGCCGGGCTGAGCGCCGGTCATCAAGAACGACTTGCCTCCGAACGTCGCGACCTCCGGGCCGTTCTCGTTGACGCGATAGATACCGCCTGGGCTCACCGCACCGCCGCTGGCCACGCCGCCCCACGTCGAGAAGCCTCCGCCATTTAGCCATGCCTGGAAGATGCCCCCCAACCCGGACATGTCGTTGCTGCCGCCTGAGCCCGCATCTCCAGGCTGGGAGCCGCCACCCAACAGCTGCGCGAGATACTTATTCGTCTCGATCTTGACGGCCATCTCGAATAGGTAATCGAGGAAGTCCCCCGCCGCTTGCTTCGCAGTCTTTGCATGCGTGACAAACGCCTGGAAGTTTTCGCTGAAGCTATTGATGATGCCCGTCGTCGCTTGCTGAGCAATCGCGGCTTGATTCTGCTGATCGGCTTGAAACTGGTTGATGGCCTTGCGATAGCCAACGCTCCAGTCAGCGTTGAGCGCCGCCTGGTCGTCGTAGAACTTACGCTGCGCCGTGATGGCGTCGTTCTCGGCCTGCGTGATTTGCTGAAGCGTATCGAGGTGCTGAGCGTCGAGAATCTCGCTATCGCCCTTTTGCAACTTCTGCGCTTCGTAGGCTTTATCAGCTTCGACGCGCAGCTGTCGATACTGATCCCGTACGCTTTCGATGCCCTTCTGCTGGCTATTCCAAAGGTCCGATTGATCGGCGCCTTCGAGCTGTCGCGCATTGGTCCGCGCCTGCTGGTCGGCAAGCTCGGTGAGTTGACGCTGATTATCCAGAAGCGCTTTGTCGGCATCGCGCTGAAGCTCGGCGGCGCGCGTTGCCTCGCCTTGGGCGACGGCCACGGCGAGCAATGCACGCACGCGTGCCTGCTCCGCAGCACTGAGCTTGGTGTGGCCCTCGTTGAGCTGAGCAATCGTATTGATCGACAACTTCTGGGCAGCGGTCAGCGAGGTTTGGTCGATCTGCGCCTGCTTGTCCTGCGTGATGCGCGCATTGATCGTGGCGATCAGTGATTTGTACTGATTTTCCTCCGCGTTCATTGCCGAGGCATTTTTCTTCGCGGCTTCCGCCGCGTCGAGCTTTGCGGCGGTGGTGAACGCGATCGATGCTTGGTCGCGCGCAGCGTTCAGCGCGTCGGGCAGCTTATCGGCCGGTGTGGCGACCACGAGGTTCTGGACGCCCTCGGCGTATTGCTTTTGCACGCGCTGGACGTGCGTCAGCGTGTCATTGTCGAGCTTGGTCTGCATCGACTTGACCATGCCGCTGATATTCGCGAACGCGGTCGCGGCGCCCGTCTGAGCGTCTTCGATGGCCTTCTGCTGTTTCTTGATGTCGTCAGGCGTGGCGAGCTGGCCGATGGCATCCCACAGCGAGCCGCCGTCCTTGAGCGTGGCGATCGCATTCTTCAGGCCGTCCACGGCTGGCGTCAGGCCGCCGCTGATCGCCTTGTCGAGATTGCCGACCGCCGTCTCGGTGTCGGGCAGCGAAGCCTTGAGCTTGGCCAAGCGATCCTGCATTTCTTCGAGGTGCAAACCGGCCAGCATGCCGCCGCCGCCTTGCTGGCCCTGCGCATCTTGCAAATGACGGATCTGATCTTCGAGATCCGCGATCTCAGCCTTCGTTTTGCCGATGGCGTCCTGATCCGACTTCGACTGCTCGGCGAGCGTCGAGATCTTCTGCGTATCGCCGAACGTGCCATAGGCCTTGGCCGCATCGTTGGCGGCCTGGGCAATCTGCTGGAGCGACTCGACTTGCTTCACCGACTCGGCGTCGTAGGCCTTGTGCGCGGCAATGGCGTCGTAAATCGCATAGGTGACGCCGCCGATCGCGATCGCCGCCAAACCCCACGGGCCGCCGGCCAGCGCCAGCGCGAATTGCCCGAACGAAGTGGCGCCCGTGCGAATCGCCGCCGAGAGACCGGTCACTTCCGCTTCGACCACGCGGGCGCCGGCAGCGGCCTTCGCGGCAGCAGTCTCGAGTGCGACGGCTTCCGAGGTAACCGCGCCGAGTCCGGCCTGGGCCGCGCTGGAACGGGCCAAGGTGGCGCGCGCGGCGGTCTGCTCGACGATGGCCGCGGTCATCTGCTGCTCGGCGATGGTGGCCGCCTGCGTAGCCGTGGCCAGCTCAGCATTTAACGCAATGGCAGTGCGCTCAGCCGCCGCACCCGTGGCCAACCGCTCGTTGAGAGCAATCGCCGTCTCGATGCGCTGCATTTCGGCGGTGGCGACTTCCTTGATGCCGAAGGCCTCGATTTCCTTCGCCTTGGCGTCCTGCAATGACGACGCCGCCGACTCCATGGTCAGGTTGTTGAGCAGCGCCGCAGACTCGGCGGCCTCCACCTGAGCCGTCGCACGGGCCAGCAAGCGCTCCTGATACTCGCGCTCGGCGGTGGCCGCCATGCTGGTACCCTGCGCCTGCTGGATCGCGTTACCGGCCTTCCCAGCGGCTCCGCCGAGGCCTTGGCCCAGCGCACGCAGGCCGGCGCTGGCGCCGATGATGCCGACGAGCGAGGCGATATGCGTCAGGTTGCTGGCCAGCAGCGATGCGCCGCCCGTGACCACGTCGCTAAACAGGCCCGTCGACACCTCCGTCTTGAGGTTGAACCACGCGGTCTGGAGCCGGTTGAGGCTGGCCTGCAAGCCCTGACTCGCCCCTTCCCAGCCCTGACTCGTCTGCTGGAGCGCAGTGATCAGCGCCGGCAGGAATTGCGACGTGGTGAGCTTGCCTTCCTCGAGCAGCTGATCGAATGACTTGCCGGCGAGATCCGTGCCCTTCGTCATCTGCATGACGGCATTCTGGAACCGCTGCGCGGCGCCCGGGATGGCTTGGCCAAGCTGGAGCCGCAGCTCTTGCGCCTGCACCTTGCCCTTGGCGAACATCTGCTCGAGCGCGAGCAGCGCGCGATTGCTATTGTCCGTAGATAGGTGGAGCGTCGTAGCCGACTTGGCGAACGCGTCGAACAGCTGCTGCTGATCCTTCATCGTCACGCCGGCCGCCGTGGCGCTGGCGCTCAGCTTGGCGAAGCCCTGCGCAGCATCTGGCAGGTAGAGGCCGAGCTTCTCCGACTCGGCGCGCACGAAGTCGAAGGCCTGCGCACCCTGCATGATGTTGCCGGTGGCAGCTTGGAAGGTATACGAGATCGCCTGGAGCTGCTTCTGGGCATCCACGAGGGAGCCGACCGTCTCTTTGACGAGGTACAGCTCGCCGAGCGTGCCCGCTGCGCGTTTGAGCGACAGGAGCACGCTGGCGGTTTCTTGCGCGGTGGCCTGGATCGAGCTGAGCGACTTGTTCGCTGTAGCCGCGGCGTCGACCATGCCCTGGCGGAAAGCCGTCGAGTTGAGCCGGAGGACAGTGTCGAGCGTCGCTACAGTGGTCACCTGGGCTTTCCTCCGAATAGGCCGCGTTGCATGCGATCTTTAAGAATGGCGGTACGGTCTTGCTTATCCTTCTCGACCGCTTCCTCTCTCGTCAACGCGCCGGGGAAAGCTTCAATCTCCGTGAAAGCGATCAGCTCGGTGAGTTGCGCCGAGCTGATCTGCCGGAGCATCAGGTCGGGGTGAGGGTAGCCGAGTCGGAGGGCGAGCTGGAACTGTCGCTGGAAACCGAGTCGGCGGCGGAGTTTTTTTCCGCTTCCTTCTGGTCGGTCTGCCCGATCTTGTTGAGCTTGGCCGCCGCTTCACGCAGGCGCGCAATGACCGCAGGATTCTTGGCGCCGAGCGCATCAAGCTCGTCATCGCTGAACATGCGCGCGCCACTTCCGTCGACCAGCGAGCGCGCGACCAGCGAGGTCAGGAACTTCTCGGTATCGACCACACCGTTCGGGAACACTTCCTGCTCCCAATTGATGCGCTCTTTGGCGCTGAGCATCTTGAGCGTAACGTCGCCGCCCCATTCCGGTACCGGCTCAATGACGGTATCGAGATCTTCGGCGGCGAGGATCTGTTCTTTGGAGAGTTGCATGGCAGGATTCCCTCAGTTGCAAAAAGACCCGGCGCCGTGAAGCGCCGGGCTGTCGGTGGAGCGACCGATTAGGTCGTGGCTTCGCCCCAGGTAACGGTACCGGAACCGCGAATCGAGCTGGTGAACATCAGCACCGCGTCGACGCCGCCGGTCACGCCGAATTTCTTGATCGTGGCCAAGAACACCTGCGTCTCGCCATTCGGGAAGGTCGCACGGAAGCTATGCGGCTCCACGTCGCCCGCGTGATCGCGAAGGAAGTTCTGACCGGCGTCGGTCTTCACGCGCTGGCCGGTGATGTTGACGCTCTGCGAATCGCGCAGGCCGGCGATGTATTCCTTCGACGTGCTGGTGAGATTCGTCGCGTCGAGATCGCTGGCTTCGCCGGTCGGATCAGGGATATCGGTGATCTGACTGATCTCCACCCACGTGGGGCCGCCGCTGACCGCCGTATCCACCTCAAGCGTATAGCCCTGCGTGGAGATAGCTTCGTTGACCTTCACGCCGTAGCGCAGACCGAAGTGCTGGTGGCGGCCGGTACCGGTGATGTCGGCCATGACGTTGAACAGAAACACGCTTGCCCGTCGTGGCAGCGTGGCGATAACGGCCAGGGCCGTCAGAACGAGCGAAACGAGCAGCTTCATGAGCGTGTCTCCGTAGGTGGTTAAAGCCAGAGGGATGCGTCGAAACCGCGCTGGAACAGCTTGGTGTCTTCCTCGAAGTCGTCGGGGTTATCAAAAATGAACCCGACCTTCGCCCCCGCGCGCAATGCTACCTTGGCCTGCGCCTTCAGTAAATCGGCCTGATCCGGGTCTTCCGACCAGATGCTCAGCTGGAAGCGCGGGTTCTCCGGGCCGTCGCCACGCAGGTTGGCGTTGTCGGTACCGGAGACGAGCATGTAGGTGATGTAGGGGCGCGCAGCGCGAATGCCGGTCGCGTAGGGCATCGTCGGCGCCACGGTGCTCAGTGCGGCATAGATCTGCTCGCGGAAGGTCATGCTGTGATCCCCCAGAGGGCTTGGATATTGCGGCCCAGCTCGACCGTCAGCCTAGCCACATAGGTAGAGGTGGCGGACGCCGCGGCCGGACGCATGAACGGCTTGGGCGCCATCTTAGACGTGCCGTACTCGAGGAAGCGAGCGTAAAAGGCGATTTTCTTCACGTCGACCGAGAAGATGATGTTGTCGCCCTGCACACCTTGGCTGCGGAGCCAGATGGAGCGCTTCAGCAGGCCGGTTTTCTTCGGCGCCTTGTCTTTGACGGCCTGTACCATCACCGGGCCGGCGGCGCGCATGGCGGCGGTACCGGCCTTGCGTGCGCCAGTCGTGCCCATCTGGAGCAGCATGCGCTCGAAGGCGGCCAAGCCGGGGCAGTCAAAGGCGAAGTTATCCATTGCTGGCGCCAACCGTGCAGAACAACCGCTGACGGTCGACGCGGTTGGTCGGGCGAACGGCCACGATGTTGAAGATCGTCGGCCCGTACATCGCGCGCCAGGTCAGCGGCACGATCTCGGGGCGGAAGTGCATCTCGAGCACCTTCATGTCGAAGGCGGTCTGCTGGCCGGCGAGGATCGTTTCTTTGGCCGCGGCGATCATCGTCAGGCTGGCCGGATCGATCGAACAGCGCGCCGAGGGCCGGTCCTGCCACGCGTAGACGGGGGCGCCGGTCGTCGACGTGCCGGTCTGCACCTTTTCCTGCAATTTGACGAGGAAGCGCAGGTTGCCAGAGCGAAGCTTGACGTTGGCGCTGTTGGCCATCTCAGACCCCGAGCTGCACGCGATAAGGGAACAGGTGATTGTCGACGCCCAGCGGGATCTCGGCCACGCTGCCGACATCGGCGTAGACCGCTTCGCGGTTCTGGTCGTAATGCGAGATCAGCATCAGCATGGCGCGCTTGATAGACTCATTCATGACGATGCCGAGGTATGTCCAGCGCGCCGCAGAGGCCGCCGCATCGTGGTCGGTATTGGCCTTGAACGTGGCCATGTCGCGCGGCAAGCCGAGGGGCATTTGAGCCGCCGCAGCAATCGCGGCCGTGTACGCATCTTCGGCGGCCTGCACGGCATCGGGTACCGCGAGGACAGCTGCATCCAAAGTCTCTTGGTCGACATAGACGTACCTCTGGAGGTAACGCTGCGTATAGTCGGCCGCCGAATTGATGAAGCGCTGGATCTCGTCCGTATCGACGCTACCGTTGGTTTCGTCGTCGGCCGTATAGCGGAGCTGCGCCAGTGCTTCGGGCATCGTGATGAGCGTCGAATCAGGCATGGGTCAGATGCTCCGTGTAGTTGCAAGGATTCGGCTGGCCCCAGCGGTAGAGATGAAACAGGTAGAACCCCTGGGCGATGCCGACCCGGCCACCGTTGTCGCGCACATCTTGCGTGAACTTCTGGTCGAAGTAAATCGACCGCTCTACGAAGGGGTGGCGCTTCCAAACGGCCTTGGGGAAGATCATCAGCATGGCGGCCACGGGGCCAGTCTTCAGCTCGCGCACCTCGGTACCGTGAGCGTGCCAGCGTTGGGCGGCGATCTCTTGGTGCTTGGTGACGCTGTCCTCGCAGCTCAGAACGCCGCCGTGGAGCTGGTAGGGGGCGCGGAGCCGGTTGGTCATGCACCCCAGCAGATCATAGGCGCGGTTGTCGCTGACGATCCGCTCGAGCTGACGGCCCCAATCGGGCGCCATGAACAGCGTGTCGCCGTCCCGGACGCATACCATGGCGTTGTCGGGCAAGAGGTCGATCGCGTCGTTCAAACCGCCGCCGATGTCCCCGGTTTTCCATGCGATGACGTGACGGATCACGAGAAGCTCTCCAATAGTTGCCGGCGCAGCTCGTTGGCGCGGCTGAGATCATAGTTCTGACGCACGTGCTCGGCCAGCGCTTGCCCGCGCTCGAGGCGGTACTCGCCATCGGCCAGCAGCCGGCGAACCTCGTGGCGCCAGTCGTGCACGTTGTGCGCGTAGTTGACCGCGTGCGCGTCCTGCGGATTGAGGTAGGGGTGCACGGCCGAGGTGACGATCGGCAGGCCGCGGCAACCCGCCTCGAGCACTTTCAGGTTGCTCTTGCACCGATTGAAGAAGGTATCGCGCAGCGGAGCGATGGCCACGCCATGCCCTTCGTAAACAGCCATGTAGCTATCGACGACCTTCTCGCGCACGAACTCGGCACGAGGCAACGCTCGGGCCATTTTCTGCCAGGATGGATCGAACGGACGCCAGCCGGCCATCGTCAGCGGAAGCGTGGCCATGGCATCGCCGAACTCGCCAATGTCGTTGACGTGGCTGCTACCGCCGGCATAGACGACGGTTGCGCCATAACGCTCGTTGCGCACAAACTGCCCGATATCGAACGGCAATGCGTTCGGCACGACATGCACGTTAGCGTTGAGCGGCCGAATGGCCTCGGCGAGCTGACCGTGCGTGCACCACACCATGTCAGCCGCACGCATGCAGGCTTCCAGCTCCGGCCGGTTGCGCTGCTCATAGGCATCGTGGAGCGGATGATCGGCGTCGAGGTGCCAATAGTCGTCCACGTCGACCACGATGCGGTAGCCGGCTTGCTTCATGCGCTCAACCTTGCCAGCGTCGCTCGCCGGGCGTCGATTCACGATGTAGACCGGCACACGAGGCTTGGCTTGGAGATGCGCGAAGGGAAGTGAGATGCGGTGATAGCCGCAACTGGTACGGCCTGGTTCTTCCAGCTCAAGCAGGCTCATAGGCGACGTGAATCCGTGTCGAGTTGCACTCCTGAATAAAGCGATCGCGGTTGCGCGCGATGCCTGCCTGTTTCTCGGCGACCGTCAAGTTCGGCGTCGGATTCCGCGCGTACACGTCCTCGCTGAAGATGTAGCTCGGCGCGCGAAGCAGTGACGGCATGCCTGGGCCGTTGCACAAGCCGGAACGACGAAGGCGCGCATGACGCTCGCTGTCCTCGTAGCCGTAGCCCTTGAATGCCGGGTCGAAATAGCCGACCGTCTCGAAGCATTTGCGCGTCTGCGACGAGAAGCAACCCACGACGCCATCCCACCACACCACCTCACCGTCGAAGGCCGTGGGTCGACTCTTGAACGCTTCGGGCAAGCCGAGAAACTCGAGCTTGTACGCGGCATGGCTCTCGAGAAAGTAGTTCTCCCAACCGGCCATCAGCGGGTAGCAATCATCGTCGAACATGAAGACGTGATCGCAGGCTTCCTCGACGAATAGCGCACGCAAGCATTCGTTACGTGAGAACGCAGGCCCTCGCATATTGACGTCTTCGAACACGACGAGATGCGCGGCTTCAAAACCGCCGCGCGAGTGCTGGAAAAGAGCGGGGTTAAGAGTGCGAACGCCAGCGGTGATAACGCCGATACCGACCTTCACGACTGCGGCTCGTCGTGGCCGAGCACATGGACTTGCGCCTCGTCCGCTTCGATGACCAGACCTTCCGCGGCGGTGATCTCCAAAAGCAACACCGGGAACGCGCCGACCTCGTAACGCACGCCGAGCTTGGTGACCATGTGCACTTCATTGTCGCCGATGAACACGCGCGTACGCGTGCCTTCAGACACGAGGCGAATATGCTGGTTGGCCATATCACTTTCTCCGATTCAGAGAAAGCGTCTTGTTCTGCGGCGCAGCAAGCGGCTTGGCCTTGGCCGGGCGAATCAGCCCCAAGCGCTCGAGGTCGCGGGCACGCGTCGAGTCGCGCGGGGTGAACAGCTCGCCAGGTTGCACCACTTCACCGCCCTTTTCCTCGGCGCTGAAAGGCTTGACGACCACGTGGGTATTCTTCATGGCTATGACTCCGTTTGGCAGGAAAAACGATGGCGCCCGAAGGCGCCACCGAGTCTACCCTATCTCACGTCCTGCCACGTGATTAGGTGGTAGGACCGCTACCGCTTTCCGGGAAGGTGCCATACACGATGGCTTCCGGGCGGTAGACAACGAGCGCCAAGCGTTCCTCGGCACGGATCGTCACGAGGTTCTTGACGAAGTTGTCCTGATCTTCGGTGGACACCTGCACATTGGCGTCTTCGCGATCGAAGATCTGGGCCGCGATGTTGAACGCGCCGACCATGAAGTGACCGGCCGGGATAGCATCGGAGTCGATGACCGGGAGACGCCACAGCTGCGGCACGCCGCCCGTGGTGACGTTGACCCAGATGTAACGGCCCTGGTTGTCCTTGGCCATCTCGATGTCGGCCCAATCGACCGGGTTCAGCA